CCAGATTCCCCGACTTCCTAAGAAGAAGAGTGGAATTCAAAGAACCGTAAGAAGAGGAAACAGATGTCTTGGACTTTTCGACTTCGAGTCCGACCTCAACAACAGTCTCGACCCAGAGATCGCTGAACTTATTATCGCTCTGAAAGAGGATATCATCTCCATTGATGAGTACAGGAGGTACATCATCAAGACCGGCAACAGAACAAGCCCACGAAAACGCAAGATAGTTCTGAAGACACAAAAGTGGGAAACACAGGTAACTGCCCATCATTTGTCCTATGGTCGGGATAAAAGAATCCCTGAGATGATCTGGACCGGAGTATTCAAGCACGGGACGCTGTACAGAGACAGCACGTGCAAGAATAGCAGCCGGAACGTACTTAGAGTTACCCCAAAGTACATCCAGAATAAGTTCGGCAACCTCGATAGGGAGATTGTCGGAGGCGGAAACGTAGTCGCCGCTGGTGAGGACTCCAGAAAGAGGATCACCGGAAAAACCTGCCAACTTCAACTTCTCAGAATCAACGTCTCCACGCAACAACCAAGGTTGTTCAGAAAGCTTATCATAGATAAGCCCGTGGAGCGGGCGAAGATCGGAAGAGGATGAGCAAAATCGCGTCAGCGATCTTGGCTTACCCGCCGAATTAACGAGAAGTAACTCGCCTCTTGGGACGCCAGATCGACTGGCAAGGCCAGCGATCCAAGCATCCCTGTCAGTTTCGCTCGAAAGAGAGCGAAGCTGACCACCGTGTTTACGAGAAACACCGATGCAAGAGCCGAGAGAAGGAGAAAAGGTTTCCACGTGTCCTTTCCACGCACGGTCCCACCCCACTGGAAAGATGTCCGAGACAACTTTACGACAGTGAGCGAGATAGCCGGGTGGAAGAACTGGAGGGGGGCGAGAGAGACGAACTCTCAAATCTTCTAACATAGTCCCCTGCATGCAGGGACAGGCTCCAGGGAGCAGCTTCTTAATGGATTGGAAGGCCATCTGGACACGAACATCACTACTGATTTCTGTCGACAGAAAGGCCTTTACGCTCTTATACAGAGTGTAACAATCACCATCAAAAGAAGGAAGCTCAACCTTGAGAGAGAAGAGAGTTCCAACCGTAGTTGTTGCGCGCTTGACCACGGCCGTGGTGCGGGCTTTGTAGAGACGACACGAGCGGTCGCCGGGTTCCTCCTGGTGACTGTCTGGGCA